GAAAAGAATGTCTGTGTTTGATATTGCTTGGATTTATCGCTTAATTTAGTCCACTGATTAATATATACACTGTTGCCATTTGCTAAGTTTTTTCTAGCATTAAGTTTATTTGTTGTTTCGATTAAACTATTTTCATTTTCATCTTCGTAACTAAATGAATCATTGGCAATATAGTCTAAAAACACAATGTCTCCGACATTGTCAATGTTTTTATAACTTAATCTTAATCCTAATTCGCTATCTTTAACTCCGTTGCCAATTTTGTATCCAAATATCTTATTTCCAGCGAAGTTAGTGCCTTTGTAAATATTATTGTCACTTGCACTAATGTTGTTGTCGTTGAATAAATCAAACAACGGAGACTGATTACTTTCAGTCTTTTCTTGGCTTATATGCCATTGGCTGTTATCAAAATACCAATTTTTTCCTTGGTGTGTATTTCCTAAATTAGAGAGCACAACATCTCCGTCACTGACAGTGTCAATTGCTTCTAAGTGTATTTGTTGGCCAAATACATAATTAGCCGAAATATTACTTCCTGCAGATGGAACAGTTTCGAACACAATGTTTTGTCCAACTACACTGTAAAGAAAACCAGCTTCTTCGGCAAGAACTCCATCAACGGTTACATTTAATCTAATAGTATTTGTTACATTAAAATTTAAGTCAAACGTATCGGTGCTACCGTCACTGATAAAATTCACATCTCTGTTATTATTGCTTGACTCAACTGTAACCCATTTTACTTCCCATATAGTTTTTCGAATTGATTCGTTGTCTTCGTTTGCAAAAATCACACGGTTACCGTTAACAAGAGGTATTCCGTCGGCGTAGTAGCCACTCACTTCGCCGGCAATTGTTTCGACTGCAAGTCCTTCGACGTTACTGAACACATCTGTTTCGTTATTGTCAACAACGGTTACACTACCTTTGTAGTTTGTTCCAAAATTATACATTTGAAGATCAGCATCAAATTCAATGATAGGACGTTTGGCACGGCTATTTTGATCTAATACTGGTGTAAAATTGTTATAAGAATTTGTGTTGTTGATTACACTTTCATGGAACCATCTGTTTTGTCTAGTCCACGCACTGCCCTCACGGCTATTTCTCTTAATGCCAATATATTGTTTTTGCACAGGAGCAGCCTGACTTTTATCAAAACTTTCAGTGTCAAACAATTCACTGTCATAAGGTGTACTGATTGTGCTTAGCCATTTTTCTGGTGTTTCAAGATCAGCCACTGGTACTAAACTAATAGCAGTTCCGACGCCTTCAACATAATATTCTTGATTTTCAAAACTTTCAGGAATAGTAGTACCACTAAATCTTATTTTTAATCCATTTTCAAAAACTACCCCATTAGGGCTAGTATATGTCTTTAAACCAATGACAGTATTGACATTGATATTTAGATTGTTATCTTGGTCAACTAGCTCGATTATACCACCCAAATTAGGATCTATACTGTCTTGGTAGTATAGAAAATCTTGATTTGCTGTTATTGGGGATATAAGCTCTAGTCTATTGTCATTGGTTCTATAGACTTGTCTATTTCCAAATTCAGTGCCTTCGCCGATGTTAACTTTTTTGTTTACTTCGATGTTACCNGCTGCAGTTAATTCAATAATACCTTCGTCGGTGACATTAATATCAAACCAACCAAGTTGAGTTTCAAGAGGCACATCATCTCCTCGGTCAAAACTTCCAGAACCAAACCCTACATTTGTATCATCAAATAACGCAGGGTTATACCAGTGGTCATTTAAATCATATGTTTCTAAATTACTAGTACCAAAAATTCGACTACTCACATAATCCGATAGTACACGATATACTGTATTGCCGTAGATAATTAGATCATTTTCTTTGTATTGAGTTTGTGCTTGCCAAGGTTGTGGCACAAGATTCTCTGTGCTATCGTCAATGAATAGTACACGTTTTCCGGATAAATTTCTTAGATTGTCAATTCCTCTGTGCTCTGAAATAAAATCAGTATACCTGGAATTCTGTACTTCAGTGTATCTAAGCTTTCTTCTTTTTCCGGTACTATATGCTACAAGATTTATACTTTCTTGTGTTGGCATATTTAAGAAAAAATCCTGTGCATCTTTTGTTGGAACATTAAATGTAACAGTACCTACGTCTTCGCCGTTGTTTTCTACACCAAGTACATTTCTAGAGCTTAGATTACCTTGCCAATTATAATTGTCGTTTATTCCCGGTTGTCCTTGAATAAAGAAACCATGGCCGCTTTGATTTACGCTGAATCTATATGTGCCGCCACGGGCTAATCTAAGCACCGGACTTATACTATTACCAGTTGTACTAAAGCGATAGCCAGATTGACTTAGTTTTGATATACTGTTTTCGCTGATATCAAAACCTTGTGTATCAAAACTTTCAAAATCATATACGCCATCTTCAATTTGATATATGTCTGGTTGCAATACATCTATATCTAAGTCAGTGGGTATTTCGCTAGCAAATACATTAACACTGTTAGGACCATTTGGCAGCCAGTAGTAGCTACTATAGTTAACAAACTTATCAAAATCAAATAAACCGCTGAAATTATATTGGTCTGCAGAAAACAGTCTACTAGGATTACTTGTAGTACCACCGTAACTGTTTATTTTATCTAGTAGATCTAAGTAGCCGCTTACAAATTTAATATTGTTTTCATCATCGGCATAAACAGCACTAGGTTCAAGCTGATAGCTTTGCCTGTCAGCAAAGTCTTCTGCTATATAACTGTCGTTAGGAGTTAGTGCAGGATTAAATCTTCTACCAACATAACCGTCTAGTCTTCTAACTTCAGGTTCAGAAATTAGCTGATCTACTGTAGCTTGAAGTATTTTTTCATTTGTTTTAGTTTGAAAAATACTAGGTAAAAAATCTAAGCTTTTTCTATATGCCATCTTCTGGTTATCTTTCTTATTAAGAGTTACGTAGTCCTAGTGGAGTATATCCACCAAATATATTTACACTTTTATTATTTTGCAATTGTGTAGCAGTTACACTGTCGATTATTTCAACATCGTCTACAGTTGCATTGCTTACAAAAATCTCATTTGGGTTACAACTGATTTGAAATAGTTCTCCAAAATTTTGAGTTGAAGTTTTTGGCACAATTACCACACTACCGATATCTTGAACAAGCTCCTGGTGAATGTATGCTGCTAATTCACTAAAGTAAAACGTATCGCCAAAGTCCCAGTTTTCAATATCAAAATATTGGTTAATAATATCAATTACACGTGTTCTGATTTCGCTGTTGCTTATCCTGCTGTTTTCAGCACGCACAACTTTAAAAGTTGCTTGCAATTCATTTTTTGCTTTGCTGCCAAATAATATCTTAAAATCAGAACTATTAAACGAAATACTATCGCTCACACTTTTAACATTATTTAATTCTTGGTAAGCAATGCTCATGTCTACTAGTGTTGGTTTTTCGGGCTCTTCTATTGCACCGGTTGTGTCTGCTAGCCAAATTCTATACTGATTGTTGTAAGCCTCAGTGAGAATATACATATCAATAATATTGCTAGCACTTGGATCAATGCGTTTATCACTTGGACTGTTGTGACGGTACTGGAAATTTATTTTGTCTCTTCCAATTCTTACAATATAGTTTTCAGACGCAGTAATTGTGCGTATGTCTTCAATCAGCGACAACTCGTAAAAAGCTTGTGCAGTGGTTGCATAAAAGATTGTACCAATTGGGTATGCATATCTTCCGTTATTTTGTATTTGCTCAAGCGTAGCAAATCTAGAAACTACCTTTGAACTCTCAAAATATCTATAGCGCTCGATATTGTCATAATCTAAGTATTTTTCAAAAAATACTAGTTTGTTATACGGGTTAATGTTTTCGTCGACAACAGTATCAAATACACGAGGGTTGTCCGGAACACCATCGTTGTCGCTGTCAGCATATGTAATTTTAACTTTACTATCATCACTGTATCCGTCGGAATAATCAACAGTATCGTATATTTCAAACTTTAATTCTTCAGGCAAAAAACTACTACTATCTGGTAGTGTGTTTCCTTTGAGTATTCTGATCTGGTCTTTGACAATAGTTGCATTTCTGCTGTCGTATACTCTAGTAGCAGCATCAAAATAAAATCTAGTTTCTAGCTCACTTCCCCAGAAGAAGTTTAATCTTCTTTGCAATACTGAATATCTACCAAGTCCGTTATTGGACATTAAAACATACCAGCTAGCATCTAAATTGTTTCTGCTAGTATCACCAGCATTGCTCAAACTAAAAGCACTTGAACTATTAATATCACTCGGGTTTATAATAGCCCACTCGCGGGTTTCTAAGTCATATCTTAAACCAAAATCTTCATTGTTGATAATTTTTCTACTAATTGTTTGTGCTAACGCAGTAGCAAGATTGGTGTTGTATACTGGATAAATTTCTACTAATTCTGCGCCCGTTGGTATATTTTCAGTAAGCACAACAGGGCCGGGTCCTTGTGATTGATTTTTTAGCCAACCATTTCCAAGAGATGTGCCGTCATCTTCGACACTTTTAACGCTAGCCCATAACTCAGTTACTTGACCATCTTGTGTTGGAGTACCTTCAGTTAGTACTCTATCGATATCAAAATAATATCCAGAAGGTGCACGAAACAACAACAATGCGCCAGGTTCAATGAACTTTCTATTGTTTGCTGCAAAATTGCCAATTTGTTGTACTTCGTATATAGGTGCATCTGCGTCTAAAACAAAAAATCCAGTGCTAGTATTAGATTCAGCAGTGCCTTTAATCCAATATGTTTCTGGTGGTAACTTAGAATTGTAACTATAATAATATAAATTTACACTTTCCTTGGCTTTAAGTATTTGTCCGAGATCGTTTGCAATAAAGCTTTGTACATCAGCAGCCGTAGTCCAAGTAAAGCTACTACTTGAACTATCTTCTTCTTTGTATGTATACCCATCCTCGCAGAATATGTTAGTGCTACTATATTTTCCCGTAACATCTTTAAGCTCTAAAAATCTACTGATACCGCTGCTGGTTCGGTTAACACTTTTAATTTTAAGAATGTCGCCGTATTTAATGTACGGCACTGTGTTGTAGTCTTCGCCATTGATCATTCGATTCTGGCTATAATAATTTTGAGGAGCCTTAACCTTAATTTGATTCAAGCTTTCTCGTGTGCTTGCATTGCTTACTGTGCTTTGCAAAGACAATGTTAGTCTGATACGTTCAGTCTTTCCTGCTTTTGTAACATAAGGAAGATCAATGTTAACATTTCTCATTTCAGTTGGAGTAATAGTGTAACTTAGACCATTGCTAGTTCTTATTACTGCTCTAAAAATTCCCACTGGCACGTCACTAAACACACCGTCGCCGAATACATAGTCAACTTGATCATTTGCTCTGCTATAAACACTAAAGATTTTTCGATTGTCTTGCGCAATCTCATTGTAAATAATATTGCTGTCTCTTAATTGTTCAACTTCAGACCATTGGTCAAGATAAGCACCAGCATCGTTGATTTCAAACATCCAGGTGTCTTTGTTATTAATATTGTCTACATTTAAACTTACGACTCTATTAGGAATTCGTTCATTAATTGTAAAATCAAGATTGTTTATATTACCTTGCTTAAACCCTACAAAGAATCCAGTATTAGGACTTCTATTGCCTTCGCCATCGGCTTTATACAAAAACCCTAAACTACTTCCGGGTTTTGGAGGTTGCTCGTATACTCCTTTGGTGTTGCTTAATCCAATATTGTACACATTAAACGCCATGCTTAGATTATCAACTGTACTGCTAAAGTTTACCAATGGTATCTGATTTGGTCTAGTGCTAAACTCGTATAGATCATGACGAGTATTGCCAATACGCAAACTACTAGCTGGCTTACCAACTCGCTGATCAAGTGATAGCGCACTGTTGATTATTGCTGTATATTTTTCTAACCAATTACTATCTGTTGGGTCGTTCCAATTGATTGTAGTGTTAGCNAAATTTGTTCCGTTACTATCAATGATATTTTCAGTAGTACTAATACCAACGATTTTAAGCATGCCGCTAGCAGACTGATTTCTATTNGGGTTATACCCAATCATGTTTGCCATACGGTAAACACTGTCTCTTCTTTCAGCAGTTTGGAGGAAATTTTCTCTATAGTTTAAATCGCCGCGGTAACTAATACTCTGGCCCATAAAACTAATCAAGTCTAGCAGCGCAACAAATTCGCTGCTCTCAATATAATCGTTATAATCTTCAGGATAATAAGTTCTTAGATAATCCACCATGCTTTTACGCAAGGTTTCATAATCATAACTTTGAAAGTCAGCACTTCTAAAAGTGTTGTACAACTTTCTCCAGTCTTCTGCAGCAAAAAGATTACTTTGGCGTATTGATGTTGACATGTTATTTCCTCTATGGAATATTTATCTGATTTAAAAACAGCTATTATTATGCATACGTAACAGAATTTATATTTTGATCAAACAATAACCTTAGATTTTCTGTCTGATTCAAATTACTGTACTGCACTCGAATTTCGATTAATATTCCATTTTCGTATTCGTCAACTAAAACTTTTTCAGCAACAATCCTAGGGTCGTATTTGACAATTTCTAGAACGTCGTCAACAATAATATCACGCAAATCGTCTGTCATTTGTTCAAACAGTGCATCCCAAATCACTGACCCAAAGTCAGGACGCATAAGCTTTTCGCCTTTGCGTATATTAAAATGATTCAGTAGATCACGCTTAATAAGTTCGGTGTCTTCTAACCTAACTTTAGTAGTATTATTGTCTACTGTGTTGTAACCTTTGTATAATGCCATAATAATATTTACCATATTTTTAATAGTCATATATATTGATATGAAAACACTTTTTGTTTATACAAAACAAGGATGCAGAGGCTGTGCAGAAGCCAAAGTATTTTTAGAAGACCTTGACGTACCTTTTGTTGAAATAGATGTTGAGCTAAATCCCGATAGTGCTGACTTTTTAGCACAACAAGGCGATAAATTTTTACCACAGTTTTACACAGACAGCGGAAGATTTATTCCTGGTGGCTGGAAGTCAATTAAAACTATGCGACAACAAGAAATACTCAATAGACTAAAATAGTAGCATTTTATAATTTGTTAAATATAGTATAATGAGGATTATTCATGCCAGGTATAGTTAGAAGAGGCGACAAAAATGGCGCCGGTGGTGTTGCAGTGTCAGGACAAAGCAACTTTAAAGTAAACAACAAAGGTGCAGTTGTTAACGGAACTCCAGTGGGCAGACACAAACCTTGTCCCAAAGTTGGATCTCACTGCGGTGCTAGTACAAAAGGCGGAGTTGGTAGTTTTATTATTAATAACACTCCTGCTAATGTTATTACCAACAAAGACA